CCGAGATCGCCGCCGAGATCGCCGCCGAGATCGCCGCCGAGATCGCCACCCAGATCACCGCCCAAATCGGCGCCTAGACCGCCGCCTTCTCCAGCTGCAGCCGCTTCCGCAACTGCTTGCAACGCAGCGTCATGCTTGCGATCGTAGTACATTTCTCGTTGATTGCGAACGAAATCCTCGTGAGACAGACCAAATATATTTTCAGCAACCCAACGACGAGAGAAATATCCCTCCGTTGCGGAACCTGCGATATCAAACTTAGCTTTCCAGTGTTCAATCTCCTGCAGCTCTGCAATTTTTGATGGGTTGTTTAGAGACAGGCTGAATGACAACAAATCATCTCCTCGAAAACCAAGTGTATACAGGTGGATAATTCCAATTTTCTCAAGCTCCGATACTATAACGCGCTGCAGTCGCTGAATTGTCCTAGCAAATCTAATGTCCTTTTGAGCTAATGTAGTTTTATCTTCTTCAGCTCCTTCGCCCATTGTAAGATAAGATTGTGGAATTTTTAATGCGGAAAAAAGTTTATCACGAAGATATTTAACATCGTCAATTGCTGTTGTGTTTGCGCCACCAGCAAGATTTGTAACATCCGTCACCGATCCAGCCCTTACGGGAATAAAATAATCTTCTTCAATAGACATCGGATTATATCGCAAATCTACGCGGCCAGTAGATGAGTCCACCACTGAGTGTCTTTTAAGTTGGGTTACAATCTTTTCCATGTATTGCTCTACATCTTGTGGGGGAATAGCCCCCACGTCAATTTTAAATAATCTCCTCTCTGAAGACCTAATCACACGATACGCCATCATAGCATCTTCCATGAGCGTAAGTTGTCGCCAGATGCGACGGGCTGGCTCTAAAATAGAAGTACCATAAGGAGCATACTTATCGTTACCCAATATACGGAAATGAGAAACTTGCCAATTTTCAAAGGTCATCCCTGCGGAGTTCCACTGATACTGAATATAGTTAGGGTTTGTTGAGTCTAGCCCTTCGAGTCTTTCAATTTCTTGCGCGGGTATGGGAATAACAGATTGAACACCATATTTCTCATCTATATCTAAGTATAAAAAGAAATCTCCATACTTACACATCGTGCGTGCCCAACCAAAAAGATTATATTGAATATTTAAAATGTTATCATACAATATGGCAAGAACCGCTTTAATTTCCTCATTAGAACATTTAATGTTTAACATAGGACGCAAGTCAGAATGTGTTGTCATTTCATCAGCATATATATCCATGGTAGAGGCGATCTCCGGAGTGTACTCCATCTGATCAAAATCAACATATCGCTCAACCCGGCGTTGATTTGCTATTGCATTAGTTGAAACTGTGTCTAAGGGATTGTATAAGCTCTTTTTAAATTGCTGTCCAGACGCCGACCTAAATCTAGAAGAAAACTTATCAAGATGTTGACGTCGAATTCTTCTTCCGGACTGTGACCTATAATTTATAATAGGTCCAGAAAACAATCTTGTTAGGGATTTAAATAAGCCTGACTGTCTGTTTGCCGGATTGCTACCTTGTTTGGGGTTTATGGGTGCCATGTGTTCCTCACTTTATAATCCACTTATATTGGTTATATAATTTTTCAGCTTCTGTCATTTTATCAAATAATTCACTTTTCTTGTACCCATGCTGTCCTTTGATTTGAGTATTCATTGTAGTTTTAGTGGTATAGATTGCATCAACAAAAGCTCTTTGATAATTTAAATCTCTTGCGCTAACTTGAAGTGCTGTGTCTCTAACCCAGCATGCTATCGCTAGCGCCATAATCAAATCATCATTGTAGCCTTTCATTGCTTGCGGCTTACCGTTCCTCCAAATAAAAGTTTTCATCTCGTTTACGGTGCGAGAAGAATATATGGTAATTAGTTTGTTTCTGATAAACTCCTCTAATTTAGCGACTATGAGAGGTCTTGTCTTCATAGAGGTTGTAAAGCCGGGAACTGCCGAGCTACGAACTTCGGCTTGATACTGCTCAATATATTCATGTGTAGACTTAATTGAGTGATAAACATTGGGATAATGATGTTCGCTTATTAATTTATCTAAAACAGAATATCCAATATTGTTGTTCTCAACAACAACCATGCATCCGCCAAATTCGCGACCCACACTATTAAGCATATTGGCAAACATATCTAATGTTGGCTTACCTTGGTATTCTCCAACAACCTCAAGCGTCTCAAGTTTGATTATGTGAAATGTGGAATAATCGGCCCCATCACCACGAGACACGTCTGCAACTAACAAATAATTACATGTCGGATCAAACTCTTCAAAAATCCAAAAATTACGGTCAAAGCCTGTTCGATACTTTGGTTCGCAAACTGTAGAAAGCATCCACTCCATGCACTCAGGATCAATAACAGTTTCACCAGAGGTGTTAAAATTGCATTCAAGCTCTTGTGCAATCTGACGCTTAGACATATTTTTAGTTTCTTTCTTATACCACTCTTCGTTTCGATCCGGATGGACGTCCCACATTAATGTTGTTAAGTTAAAGTTATTTGAACCAGAGTCTGCCTCGGTACAAGTTTTGTGAAACCAATTACCAACGCCGTTGGGAGTTGACAAAGCAATGCATCGTCCACCGGTCGATAGCGTAGGATACAGACCAGTCCACAGCTCTTCTAATCCATCAATATGTGCAGCCTCATCAAGAACTAAAAGAGACAATGCTTCCGAACGACCAGCGTCCCCAGACGTAGAAGCTGCCTTTATCGAGGAACCATTAGAAAGCTCAAACGATGTACGGTTGTCTACACTAATTGTCGCGATCTTCAGCCAATCGGGAACATTACGCATAATGTTCTTAACTTTCTTAACCAAGTTTCCCGCTGTTGCAAACTTGGTTGCCATAACAAGAATAGCTTTATCGCGATGAAATAACATCATCCACACGATATAGCCTGCGGTAATTGTTGAGATACCTAACTGGCGAGCTTTTAGAATAACGTTAAAACGGTAATCATTAAAATCTTTGAGAAGCTCATCTTGGAAGTCGAAAGTGTTAAAAAGAATAAGTCCATGTAATGGGTGCGATATTCTTGCGTAGTTGTTAAGGAAGTAGGAGGGGTCTTTTCCACACTTAAGTATCTCTTTTACTTGTTCTTTTTTGTCTAGTTGAAAGCTCATTAATCATTTTTTGACTTGAGGTTCGCTATCGTCCTTCTGCGGCATAGCTCAAAATGAACGACTTTAGCGACTCATGATCGATCGGCACCAGTCCTTCGGCTTCCATCACCGCGGCCATGTCCACCGCAAGACCTTGGGCCAACATCTGTTGCTCGCGAGGATCAAGCTCACTCATCCGTCGCATGCCCATATCTTCTTTAATGGCGCCAAGCTCTTCCTTAATCATTTCTTTTAATTGTCTTTTGGTGATTTTCATTTTTCTTTTTTCCTTGTATCGTTATCGGGTCTGGTTCCCCAGCCTCCTTGTTCTAAAAATGTTTTCCAGCCTTTCTCTACTGGATTGGTAGAGCCGCTGTTATCGTCGTTCATGTCGGTGGGGAGGCCGCCGACCTTGTAGTGCTTTTTGGCTGTAACCCAAGACCGGACGCGGGAAGAGTTCTCTACCCTAACATCCACTTCGCCTACTTCTGTAAGAGTTACTGATTTTCCAGTGATTTTCTTATATTCCTTGGTAAGCCAGCCTTTAATATCTGTGAGCCTCTGATCGATATCTCCCTCAAAGCCTGCTGCATACACCTCTTTTAGCTGGATCTCTGAATGATAACTCAAGCACATCATGTTGCCATAAAACTTTACGTTAAAGCCATCCATCACTCGCTGATCAATAAGTGCATTTCCCTCTTCGCGGCGCAAAATACCATCATTAGCGGGCTCGTAGTCCTCGCCAAGGGCGCCATCGTAAGCGTTAGCGGCGGCTTGTGCTAATCCTTGTACTATTTCATAAACTGTTGCCATTTTCGGGTCTCCATCCTTTTAGCCATCTTTCTTCTCTGCCCTCGACATATTGAATATAACATTTACTGCAACAATCAAATTTGACGAGACAAACATCATCCATAGATTTCCTTGGGAAAGACCCGCAGACAGGACAAGATTTCAGAGATTCTCTATTAAGTAGTTTTTTTGAGATCTTAATACCATTAACATCAACTTTTTCTTGCCACTCTTCGTTTTTATATTGTTTTTTATAAAACTGCTTAGATTGTTCAAGATATTCTTTTTCTTTAGTCTCGTCCCAATTACCCTTCGGATTCTGAATGGCTTCCTTGCCATACTTTTCTGAGATGGCTTTTTCAACCCTGGCGATGCGATCAGGATCCTTCATTGAATCCTCTATAAGCTGCGTATGTAGCTCCAATACCAGCAACAACACCACCAGCAAACCACCACCACTTTCTAGTTGGAGCCTGTGCCATCATTGCTTCTTGCAGTGCAGCAATCTCGATGTCTTTTTGTTCGATTCGCAAATCATATTCTCGCGTTAATGCGTCCAATCGAATCTGAAAGTTCTGACGCTCAAGGTGAAACTCTGTGGCTTGAATGTCCAACTGATACTCCACCTCTAGATCGCATTGCATTCTATATTCTTCAGGTAAGACCAGCAATTCGGCAATACCGCGCTTATTGAACAAAACACCCTCAAAGGGTGCTGGTTCGTTTTCACCAAGAATAGTAAACTGCG